CAAGAGAGTCCAAATGTAGTGGGGCCTATCACGCTCACGGGCTACAACTTTAACGACCAATCAGATGATCAAGACTATGGTCTCAATGCTGACACGATCTCAGGTGCATTTCGTGGTAACACCACATACATACTTGAACAATTTTATGAAGAACCCGATGAAGATGACAATGAATTCATCATCTATCTGAAGAGAGCAATGATTATGCCTGGATTTCCGTCAGGTGGAGCCATTGGGCTCCTGTTCATAGGCGACCTCACAACCTATGGTGATCTCGCCTATTGGGATTCGTTTGATGTCCCCGCAGAAGATATCAGAAGCGGCGTGGGTGGAAAACACGGCGCCGGCGCGATCGGAAATACTACCTCAGGCGTAGGTATCTGGACACCCAACATTAAATACTTTGCAAAGCCAGCAGAAGATCAAGGCTATCAGGAAATAACTCGAAGCGAATATTTCGAACTCGGTTGGAACATTGATTTATCGTGGTACAGCGCAAAAATGGAAATATATTTTCCACCAAATACGAACATGTACGACCCACCAAATCTTGAAGGTGATTTCTTCAGGGTCGGAAAAGCGGCCGCGACCGCCGCGGGCGGCAACAACCTCAATGCCCGGCCGTCCAAACCTCTTCCCTACTTGAGGTCAACAGACCAATTGCTTGCTAGGCCAGGCCTGCCCGGAGTCATGAAAGCCACGATGGTTTATTCTGGAACTGACCTTTCAGTTGGGGAAGATGATTTCACTGAGGGTGTCGGAGGAAATGGTGGAGCAGTATTTGTCGGTTGGGGAGATCATGTGAATACTGCGGCGGAACCTTGATCTGATCAGGGATGGTGGTTGGAATTATACCGATCACTGGAGCTTGACATAGACTACACCCCCCATAAACTTTAAAAAATTATTTGCGTTCATATAAAGATACTATATAATCTTACTTAATGAAACTCGGAGAAACTATCTAATGCGTGAAAGCCTTCCTTCTTTATATCAGTCCTTTATCCATTTGTCCAGATACTCTCGTTGGTTGCCCAATGAAAACAGACGAGAGACGTGGCATGAAACAGTCAAGCGGTACTTCGATTTCTTCGAAGAACATCTTCTGGAACAACACAACTATAAAGTCTCAAAGAAGGAACGAGAGGAACTCGAAACAGCCGTCTCTAACTTAGAGATCATGCCTTCGATGAGAGCACTCATGACTGCCGGTGAAGCCCTCAAGCGTGACAACGTTGCGGGATACAACTGCTCATTCGCCAGTTCTGGTCGTGTCCGTGCCTTTGATGAGATTCTCTACATCCTCATGTGTGGTACTGGTGTGGGTTTCAGTGTCGAGCGTGACTTCCTAAACAAACTACCAACTATCGCAGAAGAGTTCGAAGCAAGTGACACCACAATTGTTGTACAGGATAGTAAGATGGGCTGGGCAAAGGCTTACAAGGAACTCACCTCCCTTCTTATTGGAGGTCAAATTCCGAAATGGGACGTGTCAAAGGTTAGACCTGCCGGAGCAAGACTCAAGACTTTCGGTGGTAGAGCTTCGGGTCCGCAGCCATTGGACGATCTATTCACGTTCACAGTGGAAGCCTATCAGCGTGCTGCTGGAAGAAAACTCACTTCCATCGAGTGCCACGATATCATCTGTAAGATTGCTGAGATTGTCGTGGTCGGGGGAGTACGAAGAAGTGCTCTTATCTCACTCTCGTCACTTACCGATGAGCGGATGCGTGATGCGAAGCACGGACAGTGGTGGGTTTCCGATGCGCAGAGAGCACTATCGAACAACTCGGTAGCATACAAAGAGAAGCCCGAAATTGGTACATTCATGGAGGAATGGCTCTCACTCTACAAGAGTAAGTCTGGTGAGCGTGGTATCTTCAATCGAGATGCTGCAAAGAAGCAGACCGAGAAAGCAAACGAGTTCCGAAGTTCTCTTGCCGACGAGTATCGAACCTTCAGACATAGAGAAGTAGATCATGAATTTGGCACAAACCCATGCAGTGAAATTATTCTGCGTGACAAGGAGTTCTGCAATCTAACAGAAATCGTTGTCCGTGGTAATGACACTAAAGAGTCTCTTGCGAGAAAGGTTCGCCTTGCTACGATTCTAGGAACTTGGCAGTCAACGCTGACCAACTTCAAGTATCTGTCGAGCGAATGGGAGAGAAATTGTAAGGAGGAGAGACTTCTTGGTGTTTCTATGACTGGTATCATGGATTCTGAGCTTACAAATGGTAAGAAGGGTGATCTAAACAAACTCCTCACCGAATTGAAGACTGGAGCGATCATTCAGAACAAGAAGAGTGCAAAGAGCATCGGTATCAATGAGTCAGTTGCTATCACTTGCGTGAAACCCAGTGGAACGGTCTCTCAGCTCGTTGACGCTGCTTCTGGTATCCACGCTCGTCATAACCCGTATTATATTCGAACGGTTCGCGCTGACGTGAAAGATCCTCTCTGTATCTTCATGAAAGAGAAGGGCTTCCCATGTGAGCCTGATGTCATGAAGCCAGAACACACCATGGTATTCTCTTTCCCCATGAAGACACCGAAGAATGCCGTATTCAGAACTGACATGACCGCACTTGAGCAGTTGACTTTGTGGTTGACTTATCAGAGAAGCTGGTGTGAACATAAGCCATCTGTGACTATTTCCGTAAAGGAACATGAGTGGATGGAAGTCGGGGCATGGGTATGGGAACACTTCGATGAAGTGTCTGGTGTTTCTTTCCTTCCTTTCTCTGACCATACATATAAACAAGCTCCATATCAGGACTGCACTGAAGAGGAGTACAAAGAATTATTGAAAGCCCTTCCCAAAGATATTGATTGGGCAGAACTAGGAGACTACGAGAAAGAAGATAACACAGCAGGTACACAGACGTTTGCCTGCTCTGGAAATTCGTGCGAAGTAGTTGACTTAACCTAACAAATATAGTATAATAAATTTTTACCCAGTAAATCCTATGGATGATCTATAGGTACATACTCTAACACAAGGAGAAATAGTATGAGTAAAACTGGAGAATGTCCCGCCACAGGTTGTGGCCAAGATTTTGTTTCAAAGTGGCTCGGTAAGGTCGGAGTAACCCGCTCTTGCCTCGTCAGTCTCGCTCTCATTCCTTTTGCTTGGGAAGGCGTCCTTTGGTTCCGTGACGCAATCGCAACTGTCTGGGACGCTGCTGCCTCTTGGGGTGGTTGAGTACCAAAAAAGGAGAGTGCTATATGTTTAGCATCTTAGCTTTAACCCTTGCAGCACCGCTTGCTACTGCATCAACAGAAGTAAGCCCCGAGGTATATGACCTCATCATGTCTGTGCAAGAAGACTCACGACAATACGTGAGTATCAAAGAGGAATCACCTGTGACACTAAAGTTGGGTGGGTTCTTGCAGACTCGCTTCACTTACAGTCGTGGTGGTGGACTCGAAACCAATCATGGTTTCAGCGTTCCTCGCGCAAGACTTATTCTTTCCGGTAATCTGTATGACTGGGAGTATAAGGTAAGTGGTCAATGGAGTGACGACAGCAACACATTTGATCTCAAGGATGCATACGCACAAGGAGATCTACTGGGTGGTACAGTCCGTGTAGGACAGTTCAAGTCACCCTTCATGCGTGAAGTTCTTGTCTCTCAACAGGATACCCTTATGACAGATCGTTCGATCATTGCCAACACGTTTGGTCAAGGTCGTTCACAGGGTATTCAATGGAGTAAGGATCTTGGTAAGCTAGATATTGCCGCAGCATACACCGATGGATTCAACACCGCAAATGGTGCTGGTATCCAGAATGGTCAGGCAGCAACCGCTCGTTTCGGTTACGATGTGTGGGAGTTTGGTGATGATCGGTGTAATGTCGGTGCAGCTATCTCATACAACGATCTAGTGAACTCTGATTATCTCACCTACACCCTCGATACTAAGGTATCTGTTGGTGCTCTTGACTTGACAGCAGCCTACGTTGCTACTAGCGGTGACGCTGGTGACAACTGGGGTTCGACTGTTCAAGCAGGATACATGTGCATGGAAGACCTTCAGGGTTTCGTTGCATATGAATTTGGTGAGCAGGAAGGTATTACTGAAAACCTAAGTACAATCACCGTTGGTGCGAATTACTTCGTCAACGACAACATTAAGTGGACAACCGACTTTGGTTATGCTCTTAATGCGATTGATACCACTTGGGATCTCGGTGAGACCGGATGGCGTTCAGGTGACTCTGGTGAGTACGTAGTTCGTACTCAGCTTCAGATCTCATTCTGAATAGATATTATATTCATTAAATAACGGGTCTCGCTGGATCACCTCCATTTAATGATTAGAGAACCCCCTACGTAAGTGGGGGGTTTTCACATATATACAGTATGATAATTACAGGAATAGATTACTCCTTACGGGGTCCAGCAATATGTGTACACAAGGGTGAACTGAATGAACCATTTAGATTCTGTGCCTGCAAGTTCTACTTCCTAACTGATACCAAGAAATACGCACAGACGTTTCTATCAAACATCCACGGAAGTAAGTTTGATGAATATAATCATGACTGCCAAAGGTACGATAGCATTTCATCTTGGGCAAGTGATGTCTGTCATGGATCGGATCAGGTAGCGATTGAGGGTTATGCATACGGTGCAAAGGGTAGGGTATTTCATATCGCAGAGAATACTGGTGTCCTCAAATATAAACTATTCCAAGCAAATATCCCTGTTGAGATCATCAGTCCCTCTGAAGTAAAGAAGAAAGCCACCGGCAAAGGTAATGCAGATAAAAAAGCTATGCACATGTCGTTCATGCAAGAGACAGGCTACAATCTAAAAACACTTATAACCCCAGACAAAAAAGAAGTCACGAACCCGGTATCGGATATCGTAGACTCCTATTTTGTCTGTAAGGCTTTGTTTGGAAAACTAAAAGAAGCCTTATAGAATTAAGGGTTTAATCCCACTTCTCCAGTAGATCATCGTTGTTGGCGTAGTCATTCCATTTGTGACTTGCTAACTTAGAGGCATCTCCTTCATAGTGAACACCCGTAGCAGGACTCGTCCAAGGCAGGGTCATGGTTTCGGGATCGAAGCGAAGTTCTTCTGGTGTACCACTTCCCTGTCCTGATGTAGCATCTGGAGTCGGCATGAAATACTCTTCCTTGTCTGGTGTGCGATAGTTGTCTCGCCACATGACGTTGATATACATGGGAGATCCGTAACCATTTTCAAATGGGTATTGGACTTCGATTTCTTCTCCTGTGTACTTGTTCTTGGTTTCAATACCGTTCCAGTTACCTTTACCGAACATGATGTTGTCTTGGAACAAGCAGTTGCGAGTGTTGCGTACACCCCATGCAAACATTCTTGCTCGTCCAACGACAAGACTACCATCTTCACGTCTAACTCCGGGGTAGTTCTCGTCATCGATACCTGCCCACTGGGCGATTCGGTTTCCTACGAACGCAAAGTTTCTGAATTCAGATTCCTCTAGATCGTTTCTTCCGAACGTACCGAACAATTGCTGTCCACCATTTCGATCCCATTCAGTGACGTACCGAATGATGATGTTCTCCTGAATAACCTTTTCATCATGCTCACCACCAGTATGAGTCTGGATCAAGTCTACATGTACTCCACTCTTTGGTGGTAGTGTACCATCGTCATCGATATGCCAACCGTGGCGAGATGTCGATAGATTCGACACAAGATGAGAATAACCAGTGAGAATGATGTCACCAACGATGAGATCATAGTGTGACTGGATGTCAACGATACGCATTGCGGGTTGGAAGTGTCGCTTCCATGTAGAACCGATCGAGAAGATATGCGGTCCACTCCTTGTCATTTCACTGCCTGACTCTCTAGTCTTTCCTTCGATCAAGCAGTTGTCGAAACAGTACATGCTCTGTCTTCCACCGTTGAGTATGCCATCACCATCTTCCACTGTAGCGGGTACGATGTGGACATTTTTGAAGTAGAGTTTACACTTCCATGTGCCGTTATGCTGTCCGACGATAGGACACAGATCTGCCTTAACTGCGGCTTCAATTGTCACCCACTGATCGTCTTTCATACCAGACGAGTTTACACTTCGAAGATCACGGTCTTCGCTGTTCGATGCGAGTTTGT